CAACAAGTTCAAGTTACTAGTGGAGCATAATGAAACTTATTAGAGAAGAAATAGAATCAGTTGACTTCATTGTTGAAGAACGCAATGGTAAAAAGTCAATGTATATTGAGGGTATTTTCTTACAAGGAGATATTCAAAATAGAAATGGAAGAATGTATCCAATAGACACCTTAAGAAAGGAAGTTCAAAGATACAATGAATCTAATATTGTGACAGGAAGAGCACTTGGTGAACTTGGACATCCAGATGGTCCTACTGTTAATCTTGATAGAGTTTCACATAAAATTGTTTCTCTCAAAGAGAATGGAAGCAATTTTATAGGAAAAGCAAAAATTCTCAATACACCAATGGGAAATATTGCAAAGTCTCTCATAGATGAGGGAGTAAAACTTGGTGTTTCATCAAGAGGAGTTGGTTCTTTGAGACCAACAAAAGAAGGATATAATGTAGTCAGTGATGACTTCATGTTATCCACTGCTGCTGATATAGTGGCAGACCCTTCTGCACCTGATGCTTTTGTTGAAGGAATTATGGAAGGAAAAGATTGGGTATGGGATGGTGGTGTTCTTAGAGAACAACAAATTGCCAAAACATACAAAACAATCAACACTCTAGTTGATAAAAAACAACTAGATGAAAATAAATTAAATATTTTCAACGATTTTCTAAATTCGTTGTAAAATTTTAATCTACTAAATAAATATAGATTTAAGTTAAATAAATCCAAATGTCTCGTGGTACAAAATTACAAGAAATGGAGCAATCTAAAACTGCTGTGAATGCCAACGCAACTCCTGGTGATACTGCCATGCCTAGTGCAGGTAGCAATGCATCTGGTGTAACTGCTGGTAGTACAGCCCAAGTAGAAGACCTTGGAGGTCCTACACCCCAAAATTACAAACCAGATGATGATTCTGCCAAGTTAAAAGAACCTGGTTCAACTTTAAAACAAGTTGCTGATGTCATCACTAAAAATGCTGCAAAAGCAGATGCAATGCCAACTGGTAATGCAACACCTGGTACACTATCTCAAGGAGATGAAGTGGAAATAGAAGACTCACAAGAAGTAGTTTCTGAAGATCAATCAGAAGAAGCCACAGAAGAGGCAATTGTTGATGAGAGTATTGACATTGAAGATGATGTTAATGCACTATTAGGTGGAGAGGAATTATCTGAAGAATTTAAAGAGAGAGCAAAGACAATCTTTGAAGCTGCTCTTAATTCTAAAATCAAAGAAATTCAAGACACACTAGAAATCCAGTATGAGCAAAAACTCAATGAAGAGAAGGAAGAATTAAAAGTCTCTCTACAAGAGAGAGTTGATTCCTATCTTGAGTATGTTGCTGAAGAATGGATGACAGAAAACCAACTAGCTATTGAGCACGGTCTTAAGACTGAAATGACTGAATCATTCCTTTCTGGAATGAAGAGTCTTTTTGAAGAACATTATGTAACAATCCCTGAAGACAAATATGATGTGCTTGAAAGCATGGTAGAAAAACTAGATGACATGGAAACCAAGCTCAATGAGCAAATAGACAAGAATATTGGTTTAAACAAGAGACTTGGAGAGTCTGTTGCTACTGGTATACTTGAGTCTGTTTCTGATGGCCTTGCTGCTACTCAGAAAGAGAAGCTCGCTTCACTTGCTGAAAGTGTAGAGTTTGAAAGTGAAGAAAAATATCGTGAGAAGTTAGAAGTTCTCAAAGAATCATACTTTGCAAGAACAACTAATGAGTCTGCTAAAGAAATCTCTAAAGCACAAACTCTTTCTGAGGGTGTAGATAGCACACCAGCTCCTGTTTCATCAGGAATGGATGCTTACTTAAATGCTTTAGGTGCATTTAAACCAAAAAAGCAGATCTGAATTAATTATTAATCAAACGTAAATTTCACACAATTAGGTAAATCGCAATGTTCCAATCAGAACAATTGCAAGAAAAGTGGGCACCACTCTTAGACTATGAAGGTCTTGATCCAATCAAAGACAGTCACAGAAGAGCAGTAACCTCTGTCTTGCTAGAAAACCAAGAAAAATTTTTAAAAGAAGAACAAGCATTTTCATCAGGTATAAACTTGATGGAAGCACCAACAAACTCTGCTAACTCAGCAGGTGCACAAGGTGGATTTGGTGCAGATTCAACTGCAGCTGGTCCTACAGCAGGTTTTGATCCAGTTCTAATTTCTTTAATTAGAAGGGCAATGCCTAACTTAGTTGCTTATGATCTTGCTGGTGTTCAGCCAATGTCTGGACCAACAGGTTTGATCTTTGCAATGAGATCCAGATTCACTAACCAGAGTGGAACTGAAGCACTATTCAATGAAGCAGATACTTCATTCTCTGGTACAGATGCTGGTGATGATAACACACTAACAAACCCATTCTCAGATATCAATGTTGGTTTGGGTACAATCACACAAGCAGGTACAAACCCAGCAGCACTTAACCCAGTTGGTACTGCATCAACAAACGAAGCAGGATACACAGTTGGTCAAGGTATGGCAACTGGTGATGCTGAATCACTTGATGGTACAGGTAATGATGCCTTCAACCAGATGGCATTCTCAATTGAGAAAGTTACTGTTACTGCTAAGTCAAGAGCACTAAAGGCAGAGTACAGTTTAGAACTAGCTCAAGACCTTAAGGCAATTCATGGATTGAATGCAGAAGCTGAATTAGCAAACATTCTTTCTACTGAAATTCTTGCTGAAATCAACAGAGAAGTCATCAGAACAATCTATATGACTGCTGAACAGGGTGCTGTTTCAAACACATCTACTGCAGGTAATTTTGATTTAGACATTGACTCAAATGGAAGATGGTCTGTTGAGAAGTTCAAAGGACTTCTATTCCAGATTGAAAGGGATGCAAATGCTATTGCACAGAGAACACGTCGCGGAAAAGGTAACATGATCCTTTGTTCTGCTGATGTTGCTTCTGCATTAACAATGGCTGGTATCTTAGACTACACTCCAGCATTAAATTCAAACTTAAATGTTGATGACACTGGTAACACATTTGCTGGTACAATCAATGGTAAGTTCAGAGTGTACATTGACCCATATTCTGCTAACCTATCTGCTGCTAACGCACAGACTACATCAGGTAATCAGTATTATGTTGTAGGTTACAAAGGTACATCACCATATGATGCAGGATTATTCTACTGTCCATATGTACCTCTACAAATGGTAAGAGCAGTTGGACCAGATAGTTTCCAACCAAAAATTGGATTCAAGACCAGATATGGTATTGTTTCTAACCCATTTGCTGAAGGAACTACTCAAGGTCTAGGTAGACTGCGCATCAACTCTAATAGATACTACAGAAGAGTTGCTGTTAAGAACTTAATGTAAATTAATATTTACATACTTACAAAGAGATCTCTTCTTAGAGGTCTCTTTTTTTATTCCTAAAAATAATGATATTAGATTTAATTCCAGAAGATAATCAAATACTACATCAGAAAGTTAAAAAATGTAGTTATAATCTGGATCGCAAAGAATTATCTAAAACATTGATTGAAAACATGAAGCATCATGAGGGTTTAGGATTGTCTGCCAATCAGATTGGTATACAAGAGAGAGCATTTGCCATGATAAGAAATGTAGAATATAATGAGATTATAGTTTGTTTTAATCCTAAGATTGTAAAAACATCCACTAAAAAATCAGTAATGGAGGAGGGATGTTTATCCTATCCAGAATTGTTTTTAGATGTGGTGCGTCCAAGTGAAATTGTAGTTAAATATGAGGATGAAGATAAGAAAGTGCATAAATTAAATCTAGTAGGATTATCTGCAAGAGTATTTCTACATGAATATGATCATATGGAAGGCATTGTTTTTACTCAAAGGAATCTAAATAATTAAAAAACTCATGGCATTAAAAAGTGTTGGATATGCTGGTATTAATCTTTATCATGAATTGGAAAAACAATTAAAAAATAAAAAATTACTTAACCTTGTTCAGATTGATAGGAAACAAACTGTCATGGATGTTAATTATAATGCTAGTGTCAAAGAATCTGAACTTCAAAAAATAATTGATAAGTTAACTAAAATATATGGACAAATAACTCCAGAAGTTGGAAAAGGTAGACTTAAAACAAAAGGTAATTCAGTAACATTTGGAAATCCATCTCCAAGATTAGGAACTTTTAGAATAAATTTTAATTTAAATAAAGAAGATGGTGGCAGACTTAAAACTTCTGTTCAAGAAAAAGGAACAACAATTGTGTTTCAAAGAGCTTTAAATGAGAATAAAAAATTTAATAGTGCATCAGATATTCTAAATGACAAAAAGACTAGAGAAAAATTAGATGAGTGTTTTAAAGGGTATGAGGATAAATTAGATGATTGGGTTCACACTTATTATGAACAGCAAAAAGTATTTTTAAAAAAATTTGAAGGAGTTAAATGGAGTGAATTTAAATATGGTAATGATGATTTTGTTAAGTTTTTTGAAAATCAAATTAAAAATGTTGCAAGATCTATAGATCCAACAGTAGTTCCATTGAAAAAATATACAGAGTGGAATCCATCTGATATTTGGGCTGCTTATGATATGCCAAAATTAAAAGA